TGGGATTCTGTTATCCGCCGTTGCCGCCACCACTGTGCCGAAACCCGACTCCAGGGCCGCGTAAAAACGGTTCTGATTGGAAGAAATGTAACAAGCCATATCTGTGCCTTCCTGATGTGAGAATTACTGGCGCTCCACGCGCCGGGCTATACGCTCACCTGAACGTCGAAGCTCACCTTCGCGGTCTGGAGAAAGTTCTTGCCGCCGTGTTTCACGGGTTGAAAAGTTACGGTGTAGCCGCCGGTATAGAACAGGCCGTTGTCCCAGTCGCCTCGATTGGTGTCCAGCACATCGGTCAGTGCGTCGACATACCATTGCAGGCGTTGGTCCAGGCCTTCCAGCCGGTCGTGCGTTACTCGGACATCCACGCTCAACGATGCCGTTCCGGAAAACTGCCGGAACTTCTCTCGCAGCGTGTTTTGCAGCTTCTCGCAGTAGATGTGGAACGCCGGGTACTTCGTCCCCGCGCTCTTTTCAATAACCTCGGCAGGTACATTCTGCGAGATAATCTGCCCCAGTTCGATCAGCGGCAGCTCCACCCGGTTTGCCTGCGCGATCGCCGCCAGACCGGCCTGCAGGCCAGCCGGCGCGCGCAGGAGGCCCGCGGCTTTCTTCACTGCTATGGTTCCGATCTGTGCCATTCGTTTACCCTCGTTGCAACACGGGTACGTGCCGCAGATAGTGTTCGGCGGTCTGTCCGCTCCCCGGATCGCCGCCCTCGGCCAGCCCCGTCGATGGCAGCGTCCACGTCGCACCCAGCGCCAGCGGCGCGTTGTGCTGCTTCTTCGTCTGGTCGTCCAACAGGCCAACAAACAGGTTCCAGCCCACCGCCGCCGGCGGCGCGCCAATCGCCCGCACGGTCAGCGCCGTGCCTTCCTGGGTCGTAATCGCGGCCGCTTCGCTCGCCGAACTCTCGGCGCCGTTGGCGTCCACCCACGACACCCGCACATAGTAGGTCCGCGCCGGTTGCGTGCCGGCCAACTGGCCCAGCAACGGCTGCACAGGTCGCGGCAGCGGCTGAAACACCAACCCGATCTCCGTCTCCCGCACCATCTGCCCGGCCGCCTTCGCCAGCCGCTCATACTCTTTCCACTTGTGCTTGTGCCGGTCGTTCAGCTGCTGGAAATGCGCATCCCGGTAGGTCGCCGCCAGCGCCAACAGCGTGTGCCACTGCTTCAACCCGTCTGTCAGTGCCACGTTGCTGAGCGTGAACTGCCGTCCGCCCAACTCCTGCACCAGGAATCGCTGCAACTCCAGGCCAACCTCAAGCGAGGCGATCGTCAGCTTCGCCGTCAGGTCGATACCCTCCGTGGCGGCTACTTCCACAATCGAGCTTTCGTAGTTCGCCAGGTCCGTGATTTGAGAAGGATTGCCATCCACAAAGAGCGCCATATCCGTCTCCTTACTTGCCCTTCCGGTTCTGGTGCATCGCCCGCTTCAAGGCGACGAGTTCTTCCTCGGCCAGCCGCGTCATCCGCACACGGTCCTGCAAATCGGCCAGGTCCTTCTGACGCTGCGCCTCTTCACGTTCCGCCTGCATCTGCGCAACTTCTTCCTCAGACATCCGCCGAGCCTTTTTCTCGACGATCATCTTGGCGGCCGTCTCGCGATTGACTTCCGACACGATCCCCTCGCGCCCGCCGTTCGGCGTCACAAGGCTGATGACGTGTACGAACTTGGTGTCGATCTTCGCCAGCTCCGCATCGATTTCGCGGTAATAGTCTTTCAGGTTCATAGGATTCCTCTTCAAAAAAGGGAAGGGAGGCGCGCACGGCACCTCCCCCCGGTTACGCGTTGTCGGGCCGCTCGCTGTTAGCTGCGGACCAAAACGCCGTGAGTGTTACGCAGCACCGCGACGCCGTAGAGGACGTCGACCGTGAACTGCTGAGCCAGCGTGTTGGGCTGGTAGCTCATGATCACGCGCATGCCGAAGTTGCCGAGTTCGGCGTATTCGGCAACCGCACCCGTGCCGGGCAAGGGTTGCGGCAGGCGGCGCATCACCAGGCCGATGGCGTCCTTGGCGAAGCCGATGTTGTTCGTGGTCACCGGACCGCTGCCCGTCTTGGAGACGAACTGCGAGCGGAACACGAAGAAGTCCTTCAGCTTGCCGACGTTGCCGTCGATCATGGTGCGGATGCCCGCTTCGCCGGCCGTGTGGTACTCGCTGAAGCGCGGAATCTGGCGCATCTGCGAATACGTGGAGCCGTCGACGACGAGGTACTTCTGGGCGCTGGCCGGAACCTTCGCATCGAACAGGGCGGTTTCGGCCTGGTCGATGGCGGCTTCGGTGATCGGCGAACCGCCGCTGCCCACAGCCGGGTTGGCCGTGAACTGCGCGTACAGGTTCATCAGGTCGGATTCGATCTTCTCGGCGATGGCGATCACCGCCGGCTCCATGTAGAGGCGGAGAAGATCGGGCACAGCCAGAACCTTGGTCACGTCCGGAATCTGGAACGTGGCTTCGGCGTGGGTGTTCAACACGATCTGCGCGTTCCCAAGGCTGGGATTCTGCGTGGTGACCGAGCCACCCTGCGCAATGTTATTCGCCGTCAAGGTCGGCGGGATCGGCACGTTGACCGTGTCGCCGGCCTGGGCCAGCGTCGGTTCAAAGGTCCGGTTCACGAGGTTCCCCATGACGAGGTTGCCCATCAAAGCGGGCAACGCGTCAGCGGCCACCAGTTTCACAATCGCGTTGGCGACGTTCGAAGAGGTAATTGCAGGCATTCTGCTCTCCCATAAATAATTTCGGCCTGGAGTTTCTCCAGGCCGGCTGTGGTCTCAGTCAACCCATCCCGGTCTTGCTGGTCCGGGAAGGATAAGGATGTCCGCTCGTGTTACCGCGCGGACAAGGTTGCGAGCCGCGGGCGATCATCTGCCCCCGGCAAAGTCGTTGGTTTAGAGGTTCGGCGACAACTGCTGCGCCACCCGGGCAATCTCTTGCCGCGCACGTTCCAGCTCTTCCTTCGGCATCCCCGGACGGATCTTGTCCAGGTCAAACGAAGAGTTGTAGGTGCCGCCGCGCTGATTGCCGCTCGCGCCGGAGCCTCCCACCATGCGGGCCGGCAGAAGTTCCGGGTTTTCGCTCACAAAGTGCGTGAGGTACTCCTTCATCCCCAGTTCTCCCTCGCCGGTACGGGCCACCAGACGGCCGTCGTCGGTCCGTTGGATGTCGTCGCGGACCGCTTTGTAAGCCAGGTCCACTTTGTTCACCCCAAGCCGCTGCAGTTCCGTACGGATGGCCGAGTTCCGGTCCGCCTCTTCGGCCATCTGCCGGGAGCGTCGGTTCTCTTCCACCAATTCGTTCATACGGCGTTCCAGCGTCTCGCGGCGCCGCCGTTCATCCTCGAGCTCCGCCTTGTAGGCCGGTTCACTCTTCGCCGTCTCCAGGTTCACGAACTCGCGGATCGCGTCCTGAATCAGGGCTCGGATATCGGGCGATTTGGGCGTCTCGTTCTTCAGATTCTCTTCCATTCCTGTTCTCCTTACCGTTGCTCGCGGGCCATCCACTCATCGATCTCCCGCGAGATCGTGTCCTTCAACTCCTGCCGCTCGTCGCACAGGTATTTGAAGGCCAACTTCTTGTAAATCTGCCGGCGGAGTGTCGACGATCCGACACCCATATCCAGCAGTTTTCGGGCATCTTCGATCTCTGTGGAGAAATCGCCGATGTCGAACTCGTCCAGGCCGGAGACGCTGATGGACAACTCGTCCTCGCGCGCCCGTTCCACGGCCAGCAGCACTCGCCGCATAACGTCTTTCACCGTGTCGCCGAATCCGCGCAGCACCTCTTGGGTGATCGCGAAGTCGCGCTGCTTGCTCAGCCCCGACACCTGCCGGCCATCGGCCGACGTGTGTCCAGCCTGCGCCAGCAGGTAGCAGACCCGGTAGATCTCATCCTTCAGCCGGTCCAGATTCCGCGCGGCGATCTCGTAGACGTGACCTTCCGGTTCCGCCCACCCGAACTTATCGTCCGGCCCCATCTGGATGTAGTAGCTGTCGCCGACGATCTGGTTCCACTCCTTGTCGGAGTAAACCACCGGCATCGCAAACAGCCCCATCGTCAACGCCCAGCTCAAGGCATTCGACTTGTTGAAGTGCTCCAACTGCACATCGGCCGCCTTGTTCATCAGCCACATGCCGTCGGAGAGCTTGATTTCAAAGATCGGGACTCGGTTAAGGCGTGCCAGCCCATGCAACCCCTGGTCCACCAGTTCGATCGGAACCACTTCCTGCGCCGTGCCGAACATCCCAGGCTTGCTGAGTTGGCGGTAGCTCCGGAAGTTCTGCCGATCGTAATAGTGCCAGTTGGTCTCCAACAGCGGCTCGGGATCTTCCAGCCGCTGCCGGCGCAACTGCGACGTGCGGATAACCACCCAGTCGAACTCGCCGCGTTCGTCCGTCGACCAGTTGATGATCTCGTCCGTCGCGTAGCTGACCAGATAAGCGTTGGCGGCGCCAAGCGCCTCCTCCTCCGCCCGGTTCCGCAACTTCCCGTGCTGCCTGGGGAAGTCCACCAGCGTGTAAGAGGAGCCGCAAATCAGCGCTTCCAACATCTGTTTGCGGAAGAAATCGCTCAGGTTGGAACCCTTACGATCGCAATCCTCCACAAAAGAGCTGAAGAACTTCCGGCCCGTCTCGTTGTCGCCCTCAATGCTGATCACCGGTTCCCGGCGGAACAGCGTGGCCGCGTACCAGTCGACGATCGACCCGATGTAGTTCTCATAGAACGCCCGGTTGAGCCGTTCCTGATACACCCCCATCGGTTCGCGGTTGCGTTGGATCAGATAATTCGCCGCCTGGCCTTTGAATTGTGCGCCACCCGTGTAGAGGTCGCGATACTGTTTCCACAGCGCATTCCGCGCTTTGTATTCGTGATGCTCCGTGTTGATTTCAATCACGTTATTTCTCCACGTCCTTCCTCGCGTGGCGCGGAAAAAGAAAGGCCGCTGGAATGAATCCAGCGGCCTCAGCCAACTCCGTCGCCCGGAAATTTGTCTACTGCTTAAAAGAGCGGTTTATCCTGATAGCCGATCAGCCGCGAATTCCGCTGCTCCTGCCACACCAGATACCCCAGCGCGTCGGACAGGTGCGTCCGCCGCGGGTCTTTCGTCTTGTCGATGATCATCGTGCCCTCTTGCAGCACAACCTGCTCGAGATCGGTGATCAATTCCTTGCACCGCGGGTCGATGTAGAGCGTCCGGTCTCCCCCGGCGCTGCACAGCGCTCCGTTCATCACGTCCAGCCGGTCCCGCACCGCCGGATTGGCCTTGGGCACCCGGTATTCCACGTTCCGCATGCAGTAGCTGTTGAAGAACCGCCGCATCATCCCGTAGTCACTGGTCCCCGTTGTCTGCATCCGGCTTCCCGAAGCATCTCCGTAGATCACCACTTTTCGCGCATCCGGAAACCGCCGCACAAACTCCATGCAGGCGTCTTCCGTTGTCACCCGGCTGAGCACGATTTCGTCCAGCACCCGGATCTGATTTCCCACCTTCTGCGCGACTACCGAACACATCGGATTGACGTTGAAGTCCAGTGCCCACAACAGCGGATACCGCGGATCGTAGGACTGGCCCTGGACGTTTTCCAGCCGGTCGAAGGCGCTGTAGGCCCGGCCGGCGGTGACGTTCAGGTACTGCCCCAACACTTCCTGCTGGTAGAACCGGTCGTCGTAACTGCGCTTCAACCGCTCGTAAAAGTCCGGAATCTGATCCAAAAGGTGACGATTTTCGTGCGCCTTTGCAAGCACCACACCGTAGCCTTCGACCGGTTCGGCGATGAATCGCCGGTAGACCCAGTCGAAACCTTTTGGTGTCCAAACCCCATACCCGCAGAGCATTTTGGCCCGTGGATCGCGCAATCGCGCTTCCAACCGTAGCCAGGCTTCCTCCACGCAGTAGGTCAACTCGTCAATCCCGAACCAGGCCAGATTCGTGCCCCGAAGCCGCTCGTAATCATCGAGCGACCGGAACAGA